GATATAATAATCTAGGTTTGTTATTCTCTACAAGTATTGGCATACTATAAAATACACAAGCCATTAATACTTCTTCAAAAAATATCTCTGCTGTTTGTGGTCTAGCAACATATTCTAGAAAGAACTCATTACTCGGAGCTTCTTCCATATTAAACTTAGTTAAACCATGCAAAGCTCCATTTGATCCACCACCTCCAACAGTTCCAGATATATCATAACTATCACAACCAAATGCACCGATATGTTCATTCAGAGGAAAGTATACGCCATGCTTTTGAATCTTTTTATTATTTAATCCTTTGTTAGGTGTCCAAGACACTTTGAATCTACCTCTGGAATCTGGAGTCCATATAACCTCAGAATCTTTTATACCATCCTTCCAATAGAATCTACCACGAGTTACGTGATGCTCCATAATTAAAGAATCATTATAATCAATCTGCTGATATATTTTAGTTAGATTAAATAGTGATGATTTACTCTCATCTCTAAATGCGTGAGACTCTGTTCTTGGAAACTGTCTGTAAAATTCATTTAATGCATCAGCATCATTCTTCAATGAATCTACTTCAGCTTCCCAATAATCTATTGCTCCATTTGTAATCCATTCTCCATCAACTCCAGCTACGGGTTTCTCAGGTTTTCTAAATACAGGCATACCATATCTATCTATAAAACCTTCCATATTCCATTCCATGGGAATAAATAAAGAATATAATCCAGATTTAGTTTGACCGTTTGCGTTTCTAGTATTTACATTTGAATCTTCAAATAACTTTTTAAAATTATCACCCCCTTTATCAAGAGCATTTGATGTAGAACCCATCATACATTTACCAATAACTTTGCTTCCTAGTCTGAGACAAGTTTTAGTTACACGCCAGTTATTTAAAATATTATTTGGCTTTATCCATTTACCAGATTCATCATGTACAAGCAGTAAAAGTTTTTCACCATCATAAGAGTTGTCATCTGTATTTTTCCAGTCAATAGTTGTATCAAGTCCTGTCAGCTCTTCATCAACATCATCATACATATTTTTCTTTGTAATCTTAGAAGCTGGTATTCTAAATGCTAATTCTGTTTTTGGTTTATCCATACCATCTTGTATCGGTTTGAAAAAAAATGGTAGTCTGTTTGCAATAGGTACAACTTTATCTGTAAACATTTTTTTAGCATCAGAACCTGTCTTTGATAAAATACCAACCCTAGAATCTCTAGCCAATGTTCCTGTATTTACACATTCTGATGACCCCATAAAAGAAAAACCTGAACGTCTTATTTTTAAATAATCCATTCCAAAACATCTATTATCTGCTTTACAAGCCTCCCAGTATAAAAAGAATATTCTGTTTGCTTCTCTGTAATCAGGATAACCAACATCAATACTTGTCCATTGCAAGTACATATAATGAGAGCCTGTTATATACGTAGGTTTACCATTATTATAAAACCAATAACCTAGTTCTCTTTTATCAAACTCTCCCTCGATATAATCTACCCATTTGTTTTTAAACTGAGGTGGTCTTTCGTTCCACTGAAATATAGAATTTATTCTAGTTAAATCTTTTGGAAGCTCATGTCTTTCCCAATATTGTTTTTCTTTACTTTTATGTCTGGAAAAAATATCTTCTGGCTTTTTTGGCAGTGCAATACATAAACCATTAATATTTATTACCTGACCTATTTGACCTGATCTAGATATAACAACCACATCATACTTTTCGTTATATCCATACACCCAAGTTTTAGCCGTATTCTTTTTACTAAGAACAGTTTTAGGAATATAATCTCTTAATTCTTGATATAAACTATTTTGATCTTCGTTCTGCAAACCCTTGTTTTGTATTTGTTTTATCTATTGTTCCTCCACTTTCAAGTACTTCTTCTTCTAAATCTATTTTATTTAAAATATCAAAAGCATCAAAAATAGCTAGCTTTTTTGTGGCTGCTGCATTCTTCAATCTATCTGCAGCTAGTTCATCTTCAGGGTCAGGTTTTATAATATCTTCTTTTGCTACTTTAATAAGTTGCTCTACTGCTCTACGCCCTGCTTGTATAATTTGTTTTTTAAGTTCTTCTGATTTCATAAAATTAAAGTTATTTGGTGGTCATACATTCTGTATAGTTTCTCATCATCTACAGTAAATTCATATTCACTCTCTGGTTTGAAACATATTCTATCACCTTGTTTTACTCCTTTAGATTTTAAATAATCATTTGGATATTTCATCTCACCAATAAGAGGTTCTTCTGTTCCTAGTTTAGATATAAATGATTCTTCTTTTGGAACTGGCTTTACAAAACAATATCTGTCATGACAATGCCATACATCATCTTGTTTAAACATAAAGAACTGGTCGTTCTCAATAAAGAACATACCATCCATAAAATAACTCTTGCTACTTTTCTGTCTACCTTTCATATCATTGTAGAACTTAAATACATTATGATGTACTAAAAGTATATCACCAACTTTAATAGGGCCATCATAACCAAGAGGAGTTGATATAACAACACCATGCCTGTTTGAAGCTTTATGGTTTTCCTCAGATGTATTGGTAACAAATTCAACACCCTCAATATTTTTAGTATTGGTGTATCTTTTATCACCTAGTGGTTTTACAATAAAATAAAAAGGTGACCTCATTAAAAGTTTATATTATATTCTACTGACACTGGCATATTGGAATTAAATTCTTTCCAAAGTAGCACTTCGTCTTCTTGTTGAATCCAAATCTTATAACTATCTGAATGTTCAACATACTGAATGAGATGGATAAAATATTTACCTCCCAAAACTTCTTGGCCAACTATGTAATGCATAGAGCTTGACTTATAGTCTTGACCTATAGAAATCTTTCTTATATCCATTAGATTAAATTTAATTAATACAAAGATATAAATTATTTACCTGCCTTGACCTCTATATCTTTTAAGGTAATTTTTAGAAGATGTAAGTTTAGAAGATTTAGTTTTGGCGTGAACACCAGGTCTTCTTTTTTTAGGTTTTACTAAATGAACAAAGGAAACGTTACGAGCCACTTTTACTTATTAAATCTGTTTTTTGTTTTGAACCAGCTGAACTTCCAAAGTAATAACCAATAACCTGTGTAAATGCTGCAACTACTGCACCGAACCCCATATCAAATAATCTTTGAGATTCCTCTGGTATTTGCCATACACCAATAGCTCCTGCTACAACTGCAACAAAAGAAAGTGTAATACCCCATCCAACTGTTTTAAATAAACTATCATTAGAACCAGATTGGATAGCTGCAATTTCTCTTTGTCTTGCTGATGCTCTGTCTGCTACTTCAGCTTCATAAGCTTCAAGTATCATTTCTTGTGCTTTTATTTTATCTTCAACTGGAGCGTCTGATTCTTTAATAGAAGCAATTACTTCCTCAACACTCATCTCTCCTTGAATTAATGAACCAAGTGTTGGGTTGATTAAACCAACTGCACCTTTTAATAATTTACCTACAGTTGTTTGTCCGAACTTTTTTTTATTACTCATATTACCATGTATTTAGATTTTCCATTTTCTTTATATGCTTTTAAGCACCTTCCTCTATTCTCTTCATTACTAACAAATGATACATGCACCCAGTCAGGATTATCATTATCACCAAACTCCCATATAAGCTGGTCAAAGTTTAAGTTCTGTTTTATGTAATTATACATCTCAGCATTTGTTTTATGACCAAAAGTATCATCCAGGTCAATCGCTCTACCTTGGCAATGTTGTGATGATTTACTCCCCCCGATAGCAGTATTTAAATCTGGGCATCTGTAAAATGAATTTATTTTTATTGGGCCTCCTACCCACTCTCTAAGTGGTTCAAATATTTCTTTAGCTATTGCTTCCATATTAGCAAGAGCATAACCATCAGGAGTATTGTCGATATTAAGTCGAAGTGCAGTATTAGATTTTACTGCTTCTTTGTAGGAGATATGTGAACTTATTTTTTTAATAACTGGTACGTTTTAATAATCGTATACACTAAGGTAGCAATTATTAAAAGACCTTGCAAGACCGCATTTATTTCTGCGATTGTTATTATGTAAACTGCTACACCAAGTATCGTAGGTTCGAAATCTAAGTTCATATTATTATTCTATATTTATTAAATCCCAGCTTTGCGTTTCTTCGTTCCAACCATACAACTGACCATCATCTGGCATTGCTACAGGAGCTTGCCAATCGTGGTTTTCATCAAGAGACCAACTAGGATAAGGTTGTGGCGCTACAAAAACATCATTCACATCATCATAAGTAAAACCTATTCCAGCGAATTGTTTTCTCATATTGTGATTATAAGAGGTTTGCACCCAATTCGTATGACCAAACAAAGAGTTACAAAACTCTATGCCTTTGTTTTCATACTCAACACCGTTAGCTCCTTTGAGCTCATTGTTGTGTACAACAATTACTTGTAATACTACATTGTTTTCATCAAGTTCTGCAAAGTGTGCCATAATTATTTTTACAAAAATACTATTTTTTTATTTACGAATGTACGTAAGTTCCACTACCTGTATATGTTAGTATTGTATAATCTCCGTCAGTAGTTACGGTTGGTGAACCTGTTGTAGTTCCTGAATAATCTGATGTATTCATTCTTAAAACAACAATACCTGAACCACCTAAACCATTTGTTCCTACTGAACCTGCTAAAATACCTGCAGAACCTCCTCCACCACCACCTCCGGTGTTAGGAGCTGCGTTTTGACCATTTTCAAAACCTGGTGTAGAATATCCACCGTTACCACCACCACCAAGTCCACCAATTCCGAATGTTCCATCACCAGCGCCTGACTCTGGCCCACCAGCACCACCCCCGCCAGCGTAATAAGCAATCCTTGCAGTAATTGTATTTAATAATCCATTACCTCCATTACCTGCTCCAACTGCTGAAGTACCTGTTTCACCTGCTTGACCTGCTCCTCCACCACCTCCGTTAACTTCAGAGTAACCACCTAAATTTGTTCCATCACCACCTTGGTAACATTGATTAGCTGTCCCAGCACCTGCACCAAAAGTAGTCCAACCTCCACCCCCAGAACCACCAGTTGCCCCTGTAAGAAAAGCAGTACCTGCACCTCCACCCGAAGCACCTCCACCACCTCCATTACAAGTTATTGTTGTCATACTTGGGCCTGCAATAGTTGTGTTAACACCACTTCTTGATGACGGAGATGTAGCGGTAGTTTGACTTGGGCCACCTCCAGCTCCTACTGTTATAGTATATGTTCCTGCAGCTAAAGTTATATTAGACTCCGGAGCAGAATTTCTACCAGATACAGTACCATAAGATGTTCTTAAACCTCCTGCACCTCCACCTGGCCCATAATAAATACCTGCTGCTCCTCCACCACCAACTCCTAAAAATGCCATTTCACCTGCCGCAATACTTTGAGCTGGTTGGTCTGTGGCTTTAAATGCCATATACATAAATGTATCTCCATTTCTATTAACTCCAGGTGAACTAGAAACTGAAAAACCATCTGAATCAAATGATGTTAAGTTAAGGTCTGCACTAGGATTAGTTTCAGTGTTTGCTAAATTTGGATAAACTGTATAAGAAGGGCCTCTTAAAGAATCATTAACAAACCAGTTATCAGCACTTGTTGCTCCTTTTATCATAACATAATCAGGTTGGAATCCTAATCCCGTTATAGATTGATTTGCGCCATTACCTGTATAACTTCCTATTTTACTAAAACCTGCTATAGAACGAAAGAAATATGCAACGTGCTGGTCACCAGCACCATTTTGGTCTCCACCACTATTTAAATTTAAATACGTAGCATCCCACGACATAGACGGATAAGCTGTTAAAGCTTGCGAACTATTCATATAAAAGAAACTAAAAGTACCTGTAGCGTCTGTAAATCCAACCCATTGCGATATTGCGTTTCTTTGTTTTATAACAACAAAATCTGGCTTTGCACCTAATCCATGTGGAAGAGTTTGAGAGTTTGTTCCAGTACCAGTATACTTAACGATAGAAAACCCAGCTGCTTGATTTGCTGTTATAATTGCAGGTATTGTTCCTGAAGTATCTCTGGTTGTTGAATCATTATTAGCTTTCCATCCCCATCCAACATAAGTAAGACCTGGTTGATTTGTCAAACCAGCAGAGCTACCATTCCAATTTGTACTAGATTCCCATCCATCTGGTAAAAACTCACTAATAGCATCATTAGCGCCAGAACCATTACTTGCATCACTAAGATTAGAAGATAAAAAACTATATGGTGTAGTACTTCTTATTCTATCTTTCCATGTATGCCAGTTACCAGAGTTTCTGTTTTTTGCCCACACAAGCGTAGGGGCAAACTCATACCCTGTAATATCTCTATAAGTATTTGAATCACCATTATAAGTTACTATATTAAATGAGTCTGATAATGTAGGAGATGTTGTAGTTGGGTCAGCGGCAAATGCCATGTAAATATATGTCACACCATTACCATTAACAGACTGTGGATTCCCGTTTATTTCAAAACCATCTTCAGTAAATAATACATAAGCTGGGTTACCACTATTTTTATATTGTTCAGATGAGCTACTATTATGTAATTGAAACTCTCCAAGAAATCCTCCATTCGCTCTTTTGTTGTCAAACATTACCCATTCAACACCTGTTCCTGTTACTTTTCTTATAATTAAAAAAGCTGGTTTAAATCCTGTTGAAACAAATACACTAGCATATTGGTTAGTACTACTTCCTGTATATGTACCAAATTTTGAATACCCAGCTACATCATGAAAAGCATAAACTATATAATCTCCACTATTTCTTGTTCCAGGGTGATTAGCTCCGATGGTTGTAGCGTTAGGTGTTCCAACTTGTGAATTTCCAGCAGAAACAGCTGAAGTGTCATTAAAATAACCTCCATACTGAGCACCCCCAGATTCTTTATGCCAAGCAAACCACGCACTTGCCCATGTTCTAGCTTTTACTAAAATAAAATTTGGTTCTTGGCTTAAACCGTGCCCATAAGTTAAATCACTACCGCTTGCAGAATATTGTATTATACTTGTTCCAGTTTTTTGATTTACTTGTACTGTAGAGTTTACAGAACCGTCTGTGTTTGTAACTGTTGTTCCTCCATTCACTTTCCAACACCACGCCACATATCCAGCTGCATTCGCATTTACATTAACATTACTTCCTATACTAAAGCCATCTGCATCAAAACTACTTAACCCATTTGTAAGTGTTGATTCTGTATCAGTTGTATTAGTATGAAGTCTTTTTTGAACCCCTCTATTTGAATCAAATACAATGTGATTCCTTGCTTGACTGTAATCTTTTATCCAAACAAAATCTGGTTGAAATCCAACTCCTGTAATAGATTGTGTGCCCCCATTACCCGTGTATGTAACAATACTAAAATTCTCACTTGGTACTGGTGGTATATCTTCGTCTTGTATAGTTAACCAATCAGCACCATCATAAAATTCAATTTTGTTATCATCCGTATTATATCTCCATTCTCCTGTAGAAGGACTCGTAGGTCTTTGTGCAGTTGTACCACTAGGTAGCTGTAAAGCTGAGTCTAAACTTGCTAAGTCAAATAATTCCGGTGATGTAATTTTTGTTGTTGCCATAATTTATGAATGTACGTATGTTCCGCTTCCTGTAAATTTTAATATTGTATCTGTTCCATCGGTAGTTACAGTTGGCGAACCTGTAGTGTTTCCAGAGTATTTACTTGTAGGTAATCTTAATATTACTACTCCTGAACCTCCGCTTGCTGCAACTGCACCTGGCGCTGCACCACCACTACCACCTCCAGTATTTGCAGTTGCTGAACCACCGTTTCCAGCACCACCTCCACCTTGACCTCCAGTACCTACATCTATTCCAGCATTATCTGAACCTCCACCACCTCCACCGTAGTATGTTGCTGTACCTGTTATAGACACTTCAATTCCATCTCCTCCATTATAACTTGTTGGAGCTTCTCCTGCTCCACCTCCAGCACCACCAGATGACCCTGTTTTATTTGAACCAGCAAACCCCTCACATGCTGTTCCAGCTTTTCCTGTTAAATTTACACAACCTCCACCTCCACCAGAACCACCGCCCTGAGAATCTACTTGATGTGTAGATGACCTATTTCCTCCACCTCTTCCACCGCCAGTACAAGATACTAATGTAGTTGTTGCGTCAGCAATAGATGAAGGGTTTCCGCTTCTTGCCTCAGTATTAGTAACCGCACCTCCTGCACCTACTGTAATTGTGTATGTTCCTGGAAATATTTGTAAAATTGTTTCTGCTGAACATCCACCTCCTGATATACTACCATAAGATGTACGCACTCCTCCTGCACCCCCACCTCCAGCTTCTTGACCAGCATTACCATTATAATAACTTCCTCCAGTTCCCCCACCAGCAACTACAAGGTAATCCATAAAAACAGGCGGAGCATCATTAGAAATTTTTTGCCATTCAGTTCCATTATAATATTCCATTGCTGAAGCTCCTCCATTTGAAGATTCACTCGTATTGTTTCTCATAGAACCTGTGACGCCAGTAGGCCTATTAAAGATAGTGCCGCTAGGCATTTTTAAACCTTTATCAGACGTTGCTGAGTTTAAATCAAGTACTTCAGGTATTATTTTTGTTGTTGCCATATTAAATAACTATCCAATCTTGTGTTTCTTCATCCCATCTCCAAAGATACGAATTTTCAATATCTGGAACTGGCTTAGGGTACTCCCATTGACCTATATTTGTATTCCAGTTTGCACTTGGTGATGGTGATGTTTCATATAAAGGCTGAGAGTAGTATTTATAATCTACCCACTCCCCAGTATCATCTTTCCACCAGTATTCACCCTCAGGTTTTTCTACAGGGCATTCCCATAAACAAGTATCTTCATTTAAAGTCCAACTTGCAAATGGCTGCGGTGCATAAAACGCATCTCTTACAGGGTCGTATATCATACCAATGCCTGCATAATTTTTTCTAAAAGGTGTGCCTCCGTTTTGGTGAACACCACCTAATGTGTTATAAGAAGTTCTTTTACATAGTCCGCTTTTTCCATAATACCCTTCCCAGTATTCTGTATTATCTACTTCTACTGGTGGTAAAGCGTTAAGCTCTTCAACCTTAGCTTGAATCTGCGCATCTATTACTGCAACCTCTTCTATTGGTAAAGCTTCGTGTGTTTCAGGGTCAACCCTACTAGCTTCTAAATCTTTTATTTCCTGCTCTATCGTTTCATCGCTTGCAGCCTCCATATAAGTCTCAGGCACTCCTGTTATAACTCCTGTTACTACACAAAGTGCATTATCTATTTCTTGCTGCTTTGCGTCTATCTCTACTTGCTTAGCTTCAATGGCAGCTGTATCTGGCTCTTCAATAGAAGTAAGATTACCCATATCAATCATTAAAAGAGAAAGCTCCTCTCTTAGAGTTTGTGTTGTAGAGTCGTTATTTAAAAATGCGTAATGTGCCATATTAACTAAAACTTACTGTATCACTGCCTGCAGTGAATGTTGTTACTTTATCACTACCATCTGTAGTAGTTGAACTTGTTAAACCTGCTCCTACTGATATAGTATAGGTGTTAGGATATCTAACTATTACAACTCCAGAACCACCATTTTTACCAGTTTGCTGATAAGCTCCTCCACCACCACCTCCACCGAGGTTATTAGTTCCAGCTGTGCCTCCTGAATTAGTTGAAGGATATTGGTATCCATTTCCACCTCCTCCTGCACCAGGAGCTCCACTTCCATTGGTATTTCCATTTCCTCCTCCACCACCTCCATAAGTGACAGATGAACCAGTTATAGATACAGCTAATCCCGCACCTCCATTTGAGTTGCTTGTTCTACCGTCTTCTCCAACTGCTGCAGTACCTCCACCTCCACCACCATGTCTAACGCTTCCAGTAAAGTCTCCTGAACCTCCGTCAAATCCTTGATTTGCAGTACCTGCTCCACCCGCTACAGGTGAATTTACATTTAGAGTTCCTGCTCCTCCACCACAACCTCCACTTTTTGAAGTACTAGTCTCGTGAGCTCCACCACCTCCTCCTAAAGATGTTATTGTGCTAAACACTGAATCTCCCCCATTATTTCCAGATGCACCTGCACCTGCACCATAAACAGCTGTTCCTCCTGCTCCAACAGTTACTGTATAGTTTGTTGCTAAATTCATATTTAATATAGACTCAGCAGAAGAACCACCTCCAGAAGTAGAACCGTAAGAAGTACGAAGCCCTCCAGCTCCACCACCCCCAGCACCATTAGCAGTACCTCCAGCTCCACCTCCGGCAAGTACCAAAAAGTCTGCTTGAAAATCAGGTGTAGGTGATGCTGTTTCGGATAATCTTTTCCAATCTGTTCCGTTGTAAAGCTCTAATCTGGAATCTGTAGTATTCAAACGTAAATCACCAGCAACTCCTGCGGGTCTTTGGGCTTTTGTGCCCTGCGCCCACACTAGTCCTCCAGTGTTACCACTCATGTCAATTACGTTTGTAGTTACTTTGTTTGTTGCCATGAGCTAAGCGTTATTGTGTTATTACTACTTCTATACCATTTGTTGCGGTTACCGGTGGCGCAGTTACAAACGTTAATGTTGTACCTGCTACGCTGTAATTAGCTACACCAGCTGAATCAAGTGAGTTCTGATATACACCGCTTATATAAATGTTAATATTGTCTGCACTACTCGGAGTAGTTGATAATGTGAATCCAGTTGTTGAATTATCTCCTGTAAATTGGTCTTTAACAACTGTAGTTCCTGTGGCAGTGGCAGCTACTGTTATTTCTGTTGCTGAGTTTTGTGTTATAGTTATTCCTGCACCTTCAGTAAGATTAACAGTAGAATCAGTTCCTACGGCAGCATCTAATTG